TGTGGATAAGGTTGAAATCACATATGTTGATATTGGAGTACCGAGGAAGTTCCTCTTATATGAGTTTGTACTCTAATCAAGACATAATAACAGTTATATCTTGAACATTGTACAAACAAATTTCAGTTCAATGTGTTTTGCAATGTTGCTGATATAATTGAAGGTAATGGAGCAACATCATATTTTCGATCAATTCCCGAACAGCATGTCCCCGCTTTGAGCAATTCCCAGACAGCAAGAACCTACGTGATTATGTTCCTCACTGTCTCGGGGCACGTGGAGACGGTAGTTCTCTTGGTCAACAAAAATGCAAGGCCGAAGGACTACGTAAAAATCGGCGTAGATGCTGATGATTACTACCGCATCATGGACAAGAAAAAGAAGTGATACATCGCTTAAAAGCCAAGGGATCTATACAATAAATGCCGCTTCGGTGATCGGAGCGGCACTTATTTATTTTCTGGGCAAGCCACTTCAACGAACTGCTCATATGGTGCGCCGGGATCTTCCAGTGAGGTGATCATGCCAGAGAACATAGCCAATGCTTTTCCAGGGCAGTTTCCAGGTTCTCCTTCATCGCTGAACGCTTCCGCTTCAAGAGCTGTGACAGCAAGATCACGGTTTTCGAGGAGATTTCGTATATAGATCCAACAGAAGAAGATAAAGAAGAAAGGCAAAAGTTGGAAAGTGCAGGATTGCGTGTGATTGTTGTATGGGAATGCGAACTTTCTACTAATATTAAAGCAGAATTGAGATTAGAAGCATTGGTTCATGAAATCAAACAAATATAATGTTGACGCGAATCCTAAGATAGCCCGCTTACAGAGGCTTCCTTTCACGACATAATAAAAATCGAGTTTTGTCGAAAGGAGGCTATGTATGAATAACAAGGACATTAAGCAAGTGAAAGAAATGTTCAAGGTGGGGATGAGAATCAAACTGATTAAAATGGATGATTTTCAAGCACCGCCAGTTGGAACAGAAGGAACTGTTCGAGGGGTCGACGATACTGGTGCTATTTTAATGGCATGGGATACTGGTTCAGGACTAAGTGTGATTATTGGGAAAGATGAAGTGAAAATAATAGATTCTAGTGTATAAAGCCACAAGATTTATAAATTTATTATGAGTCGAGCAATAGTTGCGAAATACTTTTGCTCGATTTTTGCTTTATTCAGAGAAATAAATATCATTAAATAAATATTAATATATTTTTATATATCTAAATATCAATATATACAAGTAAATAGATGCTAGTATTGATTAAGATAAAAATATATGATATTATTCAACGATATAGTTCTTTGCATTGCCGCAGGAGGAAACTGCTATGAGTGATCAACAGACTGATAATTACATCAGCTTAGAAGAGGCTGCTAACTATTTAAATATTAGGCCGGTAACATTACGAAAATGGGTCAAACAGAAGACGGATATTCCGGCTCATCAAATTGGACGTCTATGGAAATTTAAACGAACGGAATTAGATGAGTGGGTTAATAGCGGCAAGAGCGCGACTAATAACGAAAAAAGAATTTGATAGTCATATTATCTGCAGAAACCTATCCAATGGTACAGATAGCTGTGAAGCCATAATAGGTTCAATTGAGAATTACAAAGTTAAGGAGGAAATTGTTAAGCAGGCGAATTACACTTATGCTTGACAATTTTGTTGATATGGATAGATATGTTTTGAGTTTGTTCTCATCGGCTGGCATAGGCGAATTGGGAATTAAGGCCACAGGACTTAAAATACTGTTGAGTAACGAACTATTGGAAAATAGATGTCTTCTATATAGAGAAAATTACCCCGAAACAAAATGCATCTGTGGAGACATATGGAAAGAAAAAGAAGAGATTATTAATGAATGGAACAATTTTCATATTGGTTCTCCCTTCCTGATTTATGCAACACCACCCTGTCAGGGAATGTCATTCAACTCAGTTGGAAAAAGACTTCAGGAGATTCGTAAAGGGAGAAAGCCTAAAGATGATCCGAGAAACCAATTGATAATACCGACAATTAGCATTGTGAAGAAATTAAAGCCTGAGTGGCTTCTGCTGGAAAACGTGCAAGAAATGGAGAACACTATTATTCCTGTAGAAGGCGGAGAATATAAAAACATCATTGAATATATTCGTGATGAGTTATCTCCTGATTATATAGGAGGACCAGAAGTAGTAAATTGCGCTGATTACGGTATTGCGCAAACAAGAGTTCGGCTGATTACAATTTTTACAAGGAGTAATGCCGGGAAGACATATTTTGAGAGATATGGTACGTTTTTGCCAAAGAGGACACATTCACAAAATGGAACTCCCGGAACAAAAAAATGGATAACGTTAAGGGAAGCTATTGGAGATTTACCTCCGCTTTCAGCAGAAAAAGGAAAAAATATTGATGAAAGGATTCCGTGGCATCGAGTTCCTGTAATGAAGCCCGAGAAATTTTGGTGGGTAGAAAATACTCCTGAGAACGAAACCGCATACAACAATCAATGCGTAAAGTGCGGATATGATAAAAATCCGCGTCATGGAATGAGATTTGTCAATGGAAGACATACCTATAAAGATGATACGCCCATTTATTGTGAAAGATGTGGTGCATTACTTCCTCGCCCAACTATGATAGATAAAGATACAGGCGAGAGAAGAAGAATAAAGGGATTTGACAGTGCCTATAGACGAATGTCGTGGGATACACCGGCGCCAACTTTGACGCAAAATTTTCAAGCAGAGGCGTCTGATAAAAAAATCCATCCGGATCAAAATCGAACTCTTTCTATTTATGAAGGGATGAGATTGCAAACAATCTCTGATTATGATTACAAATTTTGTATCAACGGAAAGAAGATAACACCCAATAGCTGCTGTAAAGTTATCGGAGAAAGTGTTCCTCCTCGTTTAATAGAACTTATTTGTCGTAACATTTTGAAAATAGAAAGCGAAAGAAATGAATAATACAGGTAAAAAGATGAAAATGGCAAGCCTCTTCGCGGGAATCGGTGGATTTGAACTTGGATTCCAAAGAGTTGGCATTGAAACAATATTGTCATGTGAAGTTGATTCGACTGCTCAGTATGTATTGCATGAACAGATGCCGAAATCAAGAATAGTCGGTGACATTCGCGAATTAAAGGATCTTCCTGCCGAAACAGATATTCTCTGTGCGGGATTTCCATGCCAGGATATCAGCACTATCGGAGTGAAGACTGGGTTAGCGGGAGATAGGTCATCATTAGTCAGAGAAGTTTTTCGACTTTTGAAACGCCATAAAGTCGAATGGGTAATATTTGAAAATGTTTCGAATATGCTTCATTTGAAAAATGGAGAAACGATACAAACGATTGTAGGTGAGTTGAATGATCTAGGATATCATTGGGCATATAGGATGATAAATTCTATAGCATTTGTTCCACAGTCAAGAAAAAGGGTTTATGTAGTAGCGTCATTGCATCATGATCCTGCAGATGTATTGCTGAGTGGAGATGCAGAGTACCAGCCTGGCGTTATTACCTCAGATGATTTTGTAGAGCCTTGCGGGTTTTATTGGACAGAGGGAAAGTACGCAATTGGACTTTATCAAAATGCTATTCCAACTCTCAAAGTCGGGTCGACGATTGGCATAGCTTCTCCGCCAGCCATAGCATTTCCTAATGGTGAAATAGGCTCTCCTGATATAAGAGACGCAGAAAAATTTCAAGGATTTCCTGCGGATTGGACCGAGCCGGCAGAAGACGTGGCAAAGCCGTCTGTAAGGTGGAAGCTTGTCGGGAATGCGGTTACAGTTGATGTTGTGACTTGGATTGCAAATAAAATGCTTAGACCTGTTCAATATGAAAAGTCAAATGATGTAGAAATGAAAATAGATTCAAAATGGCCTAATGCGGGATGGGGATATAAAAATCATAGATTTCAATCAAAAGCATCGGTATTGCCGGTTTATAGGGAAGAAATCTCTTTGACGGATTTTTTGCAATATCCTTGTAAGGAACTATCCTATAAAGCAGCAAAGGGATTCGAGAGTAGACTAATATCTGGTACGGTTCATTGTCCACGGTTTTTTGTTGAAGCAGTTCATGATTATGTGGAACAGAAAGGAATAGAAAATGCCGGATAACTTATTTAATTCATTTAATCAAACATTGGACGTATTAGTAGATGCAAATCCTCATGCCAGGAATAAAGGCGATGAATTTAAAACGTGGTGTAAGGATAATTTTAACTGTGATGCAAGAATATCTTTTGTAAAAGAGCAAAGACAAATAACGAATCGCGTTTCAGAACAATTTAGGTATTTTGCTCCAATAGTGGTTTTTGTGTGTGTTCCAGAGGTAAAACGTGAAACATTGATCCAATATATTCTTCAAAGAGTTTATGGGCAACTGGAAAATGTGGCAATCATTGGAACAGATAATCAAAACCCAACGCGCCAGTACTCATATGAGTATTTGATTTCATTCAAACAAACCCAATTTACTACTTGGGCAAAAAAATATTTTAAAAAAATGTCGTCTCCAGATGAGCTGGCTAATGAATTGGGTATTACGATGGGAACAGATGCTTCTGATGATGAATTTTGGGCTGATGAATCCGAGAGACTAACTTCAGGCACGAATATTTTATTATATGGGGTTCCTGGATCTGGAAAAAGTTGGACAATTGAACATGAATATTGTAACTCAGATAGTATCGTAGAACGTCTAGTATTCCATCCCGATTATACAAATGCAGACTTTATAGGGCAAATATTACCGGCTATTGATGAAGATAAACAGGTGACATATGAATTCAGTCCTGGGCCCTTTACAACAATATTGAGAGACGCATATAGAAATCCTACAGGTGAATACATACTTATTGTTGAAGAAATTAATCGTGGTAATGCGCCAGCAATATTTGGAGAAGCCTTTCAACTGTTGGATAGAAAGGTTGAAAAAACGTCTAATGATGACGGAATGCCCGTTGGCACAAGCGAGTATGGAATCACTCAGAGATATATGGCGAAAGTGATTTATGGCAATGAGAAGAGAAAGGTGAGAATCCCATCGAATCTGTCAATTATTGGTACAATGAATACATCCGATCAGAATGTTTTTACCCTAGATACAGCATTTCAACGCCGCTGGAGAATGCGTCTCATTGAAAATACATTTGACAACGTTCGAGGTACGCTTGCCAACGCTGATATTTTGGACACTGGCGTAACATGGAGAAAATTCTGTGAAACAGTAAACAAGATTATTGTTGGAAATAAAGCCAAGATGGTTTCGGCTGAGGACAAGAGGCTGGGTGTCTATTTTATTCATGAACAGGATTTGAAATTTGATGACAGGGCAAAGCCTTCAAATGGTTTTAGCTCGCTCAAAGAAGAATATGATGACTTGATGAAGCATGAAATGGGTGGAGATATTACAGATGGTCAGAAGGTACGATTAAAGGAAATCAGAGACGCACTCATGCAAAACAGGGTGTTCCCGGAAAAAGTAATCAAATATCTTTGGGATGATGCTTTCAAGTTCAATCCAGAGGCTCTCTTTGATACGGTAAGTATGGATAGTTTGGAGAAGGTAATTCGCACATTTGTATTCTCTCAGGGAGTCGACCGGTTCAAGATTTTCAATGAATCTGTAAAGGATTCTCTATATTCGGCTGAACAATAAGCTTGTAAACAGGAGGCGGTGAATCCTTATGGATTTACAAAAAAATATCAGAGAACGTTGCCATGTGAATAAAAATGGTGAGGGAGACAGTTTCGTCGGAGTCAAAGCGGATACGGACGATGCGATGATATATTTTCCGATGGGATATCAGCTTCCTGCTAATGACGATCAGCTTCGCGAAGATATTAACAACCTGTTTGGTGTGCTTGCGGCGTTTATGAAAGAGGATCTTGTCATTGAGGAGTCGAAGTTTGCAGCTCCGAGAACGGTGGATTTTCCGATGCATGCCTATCTTAAGATAATTCGACAATTTCTTCGAAGTGGCGGACGTTATTATATGGAAACAGATCCGCGTTACATAACCGATACAAAGGGAAATGTATCATGGGCGAGAACCGTACGTGAGCAGAAACCGCTTGTACAACGCAACGGCTCTCTGGTCTTTACAAGTATGACGGTAAGATCAAACACGCCGAATGCGAACAAGCAGATTACCCAAATACACCGCTACTGCGTATATGAAGCCTTTGAGAAGATGGGATGGCTTTACGTTCCTTTTATGCCGGAGAAGCCAGGACCTCATCCGGGCGTGAAAGAATCGATTGCAATATTGACAAGCAAGTTGGCGGCCACTCATAACGACCAGGAACAGGAACTTTTCGCCGCTATGAGGGATTTGCTGAGATATAAAGACGAACGCAATTCCGAAAAACAGTATATCTTTGGAACTGACTACTTTGATAGAGTCTGGGAGAAGATGATTGACAGGGCTTTTGGAATTGAGAACAAAGAAGAGTATTTTCCTAAGACTAGATGGTTTCTCGACTATGGACCGGTCAAAGAGAAGAAGCCTCTTATACCGGACTCCATCATGATTTACAACGGAAAGACCTATGTGCTTGATGCAAAGTTTTATAGATACGGATATAGTGGTAATCCGGAACATCTTCCAAACGGGCAGGATATAAACAAGTAGATAACTTATGCAGAGTACATTGAGAGAATGAAACAAGTCCCGGAAGAGAAATTGTATAATGCGTTCATTATGCCGTTCAACAAAGAAGATAATATGTTTATTGAGCTGGATGACGCAGGTAATGTTGTGTCTCGCGTTACTGATGATATGGGGAACGTAGGAGAAGCAATAGGTGACTGGAAAGATAGCATGAAAAACTATGAACGCATCCAGGGAATAGTGATGGATACGAGATTTCTGATGTATAACTATTTAAGTATGCCGGATCAGAGAAAATGCCAGCTTGCATCATGCATTGAAAAAGTGAATATACGTGGTCCTGTTCCGAAACCTAGAACATGATAATTAATAGAAATGGCTCTACCAATATGGTAGGGCCTTTTTTTTTACAGTTTTCGGTTTCGATAACGCTGTGCCGCTGCGGCATTAGCGCATTGCTGGCAGCAGTATTTTTTATTGGTTCTTGTCGCGTCGACAAGAAAGAATTTCCCATGTTTACAGTTCGGATTAGCGCATTCTCTGTAGATCTGAATGCCGGCCTTCATGTAGAAGACTGAAAAATAAACTGCTTCCATTAGGGTATTGATCTGCCATGATGCGGTCAGCCTCCCTCCATCGTATCGAGGATGAATTCCTCTGATGTTGAAATTAATCTCTTCTGCAATGGTGATACGGGCAATCTTCTCAAGCGCCGTAGTCATGGAAGGAGATAAGTTCTCAAAATTCATTTCTCCAAATGGCGTGATTTTTGCGAATTCTACGCTTTTAAACACGCCGATCTCATTGAAGACATGGTAGAAAAAATCAACCATGAGCTTCATGTTCTCATCTGTATTCCCCTGCAAATACTGAGCAACGATATTTTTAAACCATTGAGATCCGCTGCCGGCGATATCAGTAATCGCGCCGCTTCGGACAGCATTCACAAATTCTATAGATACAATTTCTTTTTTACCAGTTACGGAATCGTTTATGGAAAAGCGACCGGAGGCCTGTGCTATGCGATCAGAAGCGGAATCTGGAAATGGAGTGTAGCTGTTAACGCACTGGCTGAAGGGGTGAAGACACGTCTGGTATTCTTCGTTATCTGATGTCAGACTAAATGGCTCTGTAAAGAGGAGATATGCAACGTGTAGCAGCATTCGTTTGTGATCATGTCTACCGATGGAGTTCATCAGACCTACTGTGGCTTTTACATGGTTGATTAATCCGAGAACAGTATGAAAGTCCGTGGCCGTGTATTCGTCAAAATTCAATGGGAGAAGAAATCCGTATTGGCTGAAGAATTCGACATATTGAGAAATCGAGACATCAGTATCTGAATTCGGTAGGGACAGCAATTTGCCTAGAATGTTTCGCTCAATGGAACCGCCAGCAGGACCGGTGAGATCCAGTCCGTCCTTCGGCGAATAGGCAAAGTGCAGAGGATGATTCCGATCAGCGTACAGTTTGAGAATTTTCCTGGCCGGCTCATCAGGAGAGATGTTTTCGGTATCAATCATGCATCGGCATTCATAACTTTCAAATGTGAATAGGGAGTTCAATAAAATATCAGAATTTTTCAGAGACATAAAGAATTTTGGCCTCCTTCTCTATAAGTAAAATCTATAAATCATGACAAAACAACTTACTTTTTCTGCTGAAAAGCAGAGGAAACGTTATTCCTTATTCCAATGCTAGAACAAAATAATGGGTTTTTCAATAAACACATATTACTAATATCTTCATAGTTATGGTAATTTGTATGGAATTTTATTACTAAGGCACATGAAGTAGGATAAATCTGCAAGCAATAAAGCACCTAAGGAGGCAGTTATGACAAGAGATGACTGGCAGATAAATATAGAAAATCTTTCAGCAAGTGTAGCAAAGGAATACGGAACGGAAGTGGTGAATTCAATCTTCGGACGTTATGGTGCCACATGCTTTGAAGATCTGAACCCCGTTTATTACTTCGATGTCTTCGGAGATCTGATGCAAATGGACGAGGACCTGTAAACATTAGTTATCGGTTCCGAAGTAATAAGTGTCTTTTGTTGGATGCTTGATACTAATAGCATTCGGAAGCTTCTCATCAACCGCATTTTCAAAAAGAATATCGCGAATATTGTTGGTGATTCTATAGCAGGCTACATCAAGAAAGTCATAATCTTCAGCAGCCAATTGCTTTCGTTCTTCTTCCGTAGAGGACTTCTCAGAATCGAAATCGTCCTTGTAATCATCTGGATTGATGCCAACACCTTCTTCATAAATTTTGGTATATAGGCGTTCTATCAAGCCAACAGAAAGTTTATGTGATTTACTTCCGACAAGGAGTTCGTCAATCAGAAACAAAGCATACGCATTGTAATAAGGATGCTGAGGCCAATTTCCCTCCATGTCGGCAATTACTTCCGGATCGGGATATCTCTGAAGATTCTCACGATATTCATGCAATTGCTCAAGAGCCTTATCAGAAAGACCAGTATAACGGTGCGCATCCGTCAGGTCATGTGTACGATGATCGATTCTTCCAAGCAGATAATCGGCATCACAGTCCAGAAGGTCGCAAATATTGCAGAGAACTTCTGCTGAAGGAGTGGATTTTCCCTGTTCCCAGGATTGGACAGTGCCAAACATGTTTCGATCAGTCTTATTTTTGGATTTCCGGATCATATCGTACTTTTCCACATAGGCATCCGCAAATTTCTGCTGGCTTGAGTATTTGCGCTTCCTACATTCGATAAGACGCTCTGTAAATATAGTTCTATTCATAAAACGATAACTTCAACGAAAATATCATCAAAATAGCATATAACTCCATTCATAATAAAACACATATGATTTAAACACAACCAAGATTTTGAACTTCGAGATCACACCACAGGATTCTGTGATGTGATCTGGGCGTTCAACGTCCAAATATATCTCAAAGTCCGAGATGGCCATCAGGACGGCGGGATGCATAGAGATTCCGAGAACAGCTTTGAATCTGTTCCAGGGTTGAAGATGCACCCACCGTACTTCGTTTTGCCAATTCTCGGCTTTTTGAAGTCTGCGGTCATCTTCTGACTGCAGGCTCTTTTGCATTCCGCTGTCCGAACAGCACTCGGCAGAAAGGAATGCAAAATGAAATTAAAAATTCGCTATGAGAATCAGTATCAGACCATTGACCTCGACCTTGAGGCAATGAACGGCATGTGGGTAAGCCTTGGCATTGATGAAGATCAGGCTGGACTCACAGAAGAAGAACAGGCGAAACGTATCCAGGACGCATTTGACGATCAGTACAACAAGCCTGAATACAATGCCTGGCACAAATGGGACAGACATATTGATCCGAACCCGAAGGCCAGAAGAATGGACGGGAGGAGAGGATACATTCAGGCGGATCCTGACGATGACGATTTTGATGTGCTGGATTATCTGGCTGTCACGCATGAAGACCATAGCCACCTCGATTATGAGGAAGTTTGCACATGGATCAGGAATGCGCTGGTGAAAAAGCCGGAATGGGCGGATGCGTTCATTGCGGTACGCATCGACAAGATGCCGATCCGCGATTATGCGGCACAGAAGGGTGAGCCTGAGAACAGCATTACGCAGAAGCTGAAACGCGCTGCTGAAAAACTGAAGAAATTTTATCAGAAACCGTAAGATTTCAACCTCTCCCGAGGCTACACGTTAGAGGGCGTGTAGTCCTCGGGATTTTTACATAAGGAGGATGATATGAAAGATATCAGCAAGCTTGAGAACAGCGGAGTTCTCAGCCATGCCGCCGATGAATCCGACGCCGGTCCTGTGTTCCGGCCTCTTGTGTTCATCTGCACACCGCTGACAGGCGACATGGAAAACAATTCGCAGCGGGCGGGGAAGTTCTGCCGTTATGCACTGGATCAGGGGCAGATTCCGCTGGCACCGGCACTGATGTATCCGCAGTATATGCCGGATCTGGACAGAAGGATCGGATTCGCTGTCTTCATGAGTGTGGTTCTGATGGGCAAATGTCAGGAAATGTGGGTTCTGGATGAGAATGTCACAGATGACATGCAGAAACTTATCGAACGTGCTGAGAAGCGCAGACAGAAGATCCGTTACTTCGATCATGATTTCAGGGAGGTGATGCCGTCATGAGGGATCAGTTGGCAATTGCGTATGGTTCCAGCCGTCAGGCGAAAAAATGGGCTAACAAGAACATCTGCTTCGATGATCTGAAGGACAGGCTGAAGACGCCGATCAGGACACCGGAGAGCGCGGAAGAATACGCGAAGATGAACAAAGCTCAGAGGGATCAGGCGAAAGACAAAGGCGGTTTTGTTCCGGCGGCGCTTAAGAACGGCAGCCGCAGGGTTGATGCCGTTGAGTTCCGGTCGATGGTCGCACTGGACGGTGACAGCATCACAAAGGAGTTTCTGGACAGCTACGAGCAGAATATGCCTTATGCTTCATGCCTTTACTCGACACACAGTTCAACACCCGAGAAGCCGCGGGTCCGCATCGTTATTCCGATGACCAGGGATGCGAGTCCCGATGAGTGCGTTGCTGTCAGCAGATATGTGGCGCAGGAACTTGGCATCGATATGTTTGATGAGTGCAGCTACCTTCCCAATCAGCTGATGTACTGGCCTTCGTGTCCGGCAAACGGAGTCTTCATTTATAAGGAAACGGACGGAGACTGGCTGGATCCTGACAAGGTCTTGTCTGCTCATCCTGAGTGGACGGATCCGACAAGGCTGCCTACGTCTTCAAGGGAGAGCAAGGCAAACATGGCGAAACAGCAGAAGGCAGCAGATCCGCTGACGAAGGAAGGTGTGGTCGGTACCTTCAACAGGACTTTCTATCCGATCACCAAGGCCATCGAGAAGTTTCTGCCGGATGTGTATGAGCCGACGGACAACGAGAACCGCTGGCACTACACCCAGTCTCACAGTATTGCCGGCCTTGAGATCCTTGATGAAGGCCGGTACGCATACAGTCACCATGCAAAGGATCCGGCTTACCTAAGGCTGTGCAATGCTTTCGATCTGGTCAGGGTTCACCGCTTCGGAGATATGGATGAGAAACAGTCTTTCCTTGCTATGTGCGATTTCGCCATGAGTCAGGATGAAGTGAAGATGACGTCTGCACAGGAAAAGCTGAAACAGGCAGAGGACGACTTCAAGACCGACGGCAGCGGGGACTGGATGTCCAAGCTGCAGTATTCGCAGAAAGGGACTCTTAAGAATTCTCTGTATAACATCCGGCTGATCCTGGAGAACGATCCGAGGCTGAAGAACATTGTGTTCAACGAACTGGCAGATTCAATGGAAGTGACAGGTGAACTGCCGTGGAGGCATCCTGTTAAGTTCTGGAGGGATGCCGATGACGCCCAGCTGATCTGCTATGTGGAAGACAGGTACGGCACCTTCTCTCAGCGGAACTATGACATTGCCATTGCAAAAGTCACGGATGACCGCAGCTACCATCCGATCAAGCGGTACTTCGAAGGTCTCCCGGCATGGGATGGAACGAAGAGGGTGGATACGCTTTTCGTTGATTACCTTGGTGCGGATGACACTCCGTACGTCAGGGCGGTCACAAGGAAGACACTGTGCGCCGCCTATATGCGGATCTATCACCCCGGCATTAAGTTCGATAATCTCGTGGTGCTGAACGGGGAACAAGGGCTGGGAAAAAGTATGCTGATAGCCAGTCTTGGCATGCAGTGGTTTACTGATAGTCTTGCGCTGTCCGATATGAATGACAAGACAGCTGCGGAAAAGCTGCAGGGATACTGGATCTTTGAGATCGGTGAACTTGCAGGCATGAGGAAGGCGGAAGTCGATCGGGTCAAGCAGTTTGTTTCAAGCAGGGATGATTATTACCGCGCTGCTTTTGGGAAGCGTCCTGTTCCCCACCCGAGACAGTGCATCTTCATCGGCACGACCAACAGCGAGAACGGATTTCTGCGGGATACAACTGGCAATCGCAGATACTGGAACGTAAAGGTTAGCGGCAATGGGAAGCATAAGCCGTGGGATCTCACTCAGGATATCGTCGATCAGGTATGGGCGGAGACCAAGATACTTGCCGATGCCGGAGAAAAGCTTTACCTTGACCCGGATCTGGAAAAGGTGGCACGGGATGTTCAGCGTGACGCAATGGAACAGGATGACCGCGAAGGTATCGTTCGGGAGTATCTGGATATGCTGCTGCCTGAAAGCTGGGACACGATGGATGTTTACCGCAGACGGGAATATTTTCAGGATCAGGATGATCCTACCAGACCTGTCGGCGTCAATAAGCGGACTGAGGTATCAAACATCGAGATCTGGTGCGAATGCTTCGGAAAGCCGAAAGAGGACATACAGTCCAAAGACAGTTATGCCATAGCGAAGATCATGAGCCGCTTCTCAGACTGGAACAAGCCAACGGAGCGGAGGACTTTGCCGATCTACGGCAGACAGAGAGTATATACGAGGAAGAACTGAGGACATCCCATATGGGACAGGACAGGCCGTTGTGGCTTGTCCCGCCAATTCGGGTTTGTCCACCCCATAACTATGCGGTTTTTGGGATCGGGACGGACAGGACAGAGAATTCTATATCAGACTAAATCATCATTATTGATATATATAGGAGATATAAAACGCACGTCCGCGCGTATAGGGATTTTGAGCCATTTGTCCGTCCTTTGTCCCGATGAGGAGAAAATACATGCTGAATAGTAAAGATAGAACTATGGATGAATACATTAAGGCTGGCGCGGCAATGCGTCTGCTGAAATCTGTGGGAAGCAGAGCTTTGACAGATGCGTCTGGAATTCTGAGTGCAAAAGATCAGGATATGTTCATCAATTGCCTGAACAAACTTGATCTGATCTGCTGCAGGGCAGAAGACAACATGCTGAAAGATTATCCGGGGATGGGATGCGAATTTTCCGATGTCTTCTACGGAGAAGTGAATGATACGCCCAGAACCGATATGGACAGAAAAGTCATGTCGAAAGCGAAGGAGATTGCCGATGAACTCTTTGAGCGAAAAACAGATTGAGCAGAAGTTCGTCGAAGCAATCAGAGACATCGGAGGCATCGCCTTGAAATTCGTGAGTCCCGGCATGGCTGGTGTGCCTGACAGGCTGGTACTGATCGGAGGCAGAGCCTGTTTTGCCGAGATGAAAGCACCGGGTGAGAAGATGAGGCCTCTTCAGCTGAGACGGAAGAAGCTGTTGGAATGCTACGGCTTCAAGGTGTACTGCGTAGACAGCCTTGAAAAGATCGATGAAGTGATCAGAGAGATTGGAGGTGATGTGTGATGAAGTTCATTCCGCATGAATATCAGAAATATGCGACCGAATACATTGAATCCCATCCGGTGGCAGCTGTCCTGCTGGATATGGGCCTCGGCTGAGGCAAGACGGTTATCACGCTGACTGCTATACGGGATCTCATGTACGACTTCTTTGAGATCAGAAGAGTGCTGGTCATCGCACCATTAAGGGTGGCAAGGGACACGTGGCCTTCGGAGATCGAGAAGTGGGATCATCTGAAAGAAGTTTCCTATAGTGTGGCTGTCGGCGATGAGAAGCAGCGCATAGCGGCGGTTATGGCAAAGACAGATATCTGCATCATAAACCGTGAAAATGTCGGATGGCTGGTCGATACCTTCGGCGCTGACATCGGTGTGGATATGATCGTTCTCGACGAATTGTCTTCGTTTAAGGATCACAGGACGAAGCGGTTCAAGAGTCTGCTGAAGATGCGGCCTTATGTGAAGCGTATTGTCGGTCTTACCGGCACTCCCTCCAGCAATGGTCTGATGGATCTCTGGGCTGAGTTCCGGGTGCTTGATAACGGCGAACGTCTGGGAAGATACATCACCAGGTATCGGAACTCCTACTTCGTCCCGGACAAGAGATCCGCAGACAGGATCTTCTCCTATAAACCGGCAGAAGGCGCAGAGGAGATGATCTACAACCGGATCAGCGACATCACCATCAGCATGAAGTCATCTGATTATCTGAAGCTGCCGGAGTGTGTGATCAACGAAGTGCCGGTATATATGTCGGCTGAAGAGCGTCAGGTCTATGACACGTTCAAGGCTGAGATGACCGCAAGTATCAAGGGAAAGGACATCGATGCGGCGAACGCGGCAGTCCTGTCAGGGAAGCTTCTGCAGATGGCGAACGGCGCTGTTTACGATGAGGACAAGAATGTCATCGTTATTCACGACAGAAAGCTGGATGCACTTGAGACGCTGATCGAAGAGGCGAACGGTAAACCAGTGCTGGTCGCTTACTGGTTCCAGCATGATGCCGACAGGATCAGGAAAAGGTTCGATGTCAGGGAGATCAAGTCATCAAAGGATATCGCAGACTGGAATGCCGGAAAGATTCCGGTGGCACTCATCCATCCTGCTTCTGCCGGACATGGTCTGAATCTGCAGCAGGGCGGATCGACCATGATTCTGTTCTCGATGTTCTGGTCACTTGAACTGTATCAGCAGGTGCTGAAGCGGATTCACCGTCAGGGACAGAAGCATACGGTGGTCATTCATCACATCATCGCCAAAGGAACGATCGACGAGGATGTTATGAAAGCACTGCAGCGCAAGGAGAAGACCCAGAACGCGCTTATTGAGGCCGTGAAGGCTAATCTGAACGTCAGATGAGTATTTGTCTGCCGGAAGCGTAAAACGCCCCAGAACGGCTCTGATAGGCCTTCTGAGGCGGAATAACTGAATGAAGATCTGAAGCTTATGGTATGAGACTGTAAGAGATTCTTCACTCCGACGATTCATGGGAAAAGGAGGAAGAGTTTCATGGATGCAAGGGAATATCTGCATCAGGCTTACAGGCTTGATCAGGAAATTGATTCGAATATGCGGGAACTGGAAAGGTGGAGAGAACTGTCCGTAAGTATTTCCTCCCCGCCGTTTGGTGAACGGATACCTTCTGCCAGGAACAACACCGATGCGGCATTTGTCAGGTGCCTTGAAGCGATTGAAGAAATGGAAGCGGAGATCAATGAGCGGGTCAATCTGCTGGTTGCACTTCGGAAGCAGATCAGGGAAACAATAGACAGCGTGATCAATGCTGATAAGAGAATGATTCTCAGGTATCGTTATCTGCATGATATGAACTGGAGCCAGATAGGAAACGAACTTCATATCGACAGAACAACGGCAAGAAGATGGCATGATGAGGCACTTGAAGAAGTAATACTCCCAAAAGATCCAATCACCCTGTAAAGTTGCCCGCTATGCACGGTTTATGACACCCAGAACACCCCGCCTTTGTGCTATATTAAACTCAGCAGAAAAGGATAAGAGAGAAGCCTCAGAGGAGCAGACCTTTGAGGCTTTTGTTATGCACGGATTTCTTTTACTGAAGTCCGCCGTTTCTGATTTCCCGAATCAGTTTTCTGCATGAAACGTCACCGAGATCCGCCATCTCATAGATGTTCTGCCAGTACTTCTCCCAGAGGTGATCGGTTATATTCTCGATGGCGATGCATTCTGCATCAAGCTGTCTGATCATCGCAAGAGTTTCTGCAGGGAGCCTTGATTCGAGAGTGTTTTCCCAGCTTCCGAAATATTCGGAATCGTGGATAGAGACAGGTGATTTGTAGAGATTGTGTATGGTCATATTCATATCCTCCGCCTTATTTATTGCAGAGATACGGATATTGAGCAAACGGATGGAACTGATGGGTTGTTTCAAAAAAGACAAATTTGCCTTAGATGAATTTGCCTTTCTGTCCCAATAGATACAAATTTGACAGACTGACAGGAAATTTATAGATGGAAGGTGATTGAATGCCGAGGAAGCCGAAACATCCATGCGCATATCCCGGATGTCCGAATCTTACATATGGCAGATACTGTGAGGAACATGAAAAAGTAGTCAGCCATGATTATGAGAAGTATCAGAGGAATCCAGCGACAAGAAAGCGATATGGCAGACAGTGGCAGCGGATCAGGGCGGCATATGCCAGAGAGCATCCACTGTGTGAGATGTGTCTGAAGGAAGGAAAGATCACTCCGATGGAACAGGTTCATCACATCATTCCGCTTTCAGAAGGCGGGACGAATGACTGGAATAACCTGATGTCCTTATGCGCATCGTGTCACGCAAGGATTCATGCAAAGCGCGGTGACCGTTGGCATGACCGGTGAGACCGGGAGGGGCGGTCTGAATCTCTTTTGACGATCCTACCGGACAACGGTGCCAGGGTATCGTGTGCAAAAACCGGATTTCAAACACGGTATATAGGGTGGAGGGGTATATGCTCCACTAGTCAGACAGGGTGATTGAGCATCCTGTTTTCTTTTTACACGGAAAACAGGAGGTCTCAATGACGGAATTCAAGAGTTTTTATAAGACAGTCGGCGGCAATGAGGGCGGCAAGTGCCATTATCCGACAAGGCTGGATACATACGGCAGAGGATGCGCTCATGACTGCAGCTACTGCTATGCAAAATCGCTGCTGGAGTTCAGAGGACTTTGGAATCCGTCCGATCCGGCAGTGGCGGATATCGACAAGATCAGGCGGAAGGTGAAGAAGCTTGCCGGTACGACCGTACCGATCCGCCTGGGAGGCATGACGGACTGCTTCCAGCCGATGGAAAAGAAATACAGAGTAACGTATGAAACACTGAAGGCACTTGGCGAATACCGGGTGCCTTATTTGATTGTGACGAAGAGTCCGATGGTGGCGGACGATGAGTACATGGCTGTGATGGACAAGGATCTCGCGCATATTCAGATCACGGTGACCACGACGAACGATTCGCTGAGTCTGACCTATGAGAAGGCACCTGTTCCGAGCGAACGGATCAGGGCCATCGAGAAGCTTCAGGCGAATGGTTTCGATGTGGCTCTCAGGCTGTCTCCGTTCATTCCGGGATTCGTTGATTATGACAGGCTGAACGCAGTGAAGTGTGACAAGATCCTGATCGAATTTCTCAGAGTCAACTCATGGATTGAGAAGTGGTTCGATATCGATTATTCGGCATGGACAGTGAAGCAGGGCGGATACCGCCATCTGCCCCTGGCAAGAAAGAGGGAGATGCTGAAGAAGATTACAGGCTTTTCTCAGATGTCAGTATGCGAGGACGAGGACAAGGCTTATGAGTACTGGAAGAAGCATGTGAATCCTAATCCCGATGACTGCTGCAATCTGAGAATTCCCAAGGAAGGAGCATCATGAATGGCGAAAGACGGAACAGCGAGAGGCGGTGCCAGAGTTGGTGCCGGAAGAAAGAGAAAGGCTCTCTCCGATAAGATCACGCAGGGCGATAAGGGAACCGTACTGGAATTTCCTGAAACCGCTGATCTGAAGGGCGAGGATGTTCCGCCGGTAAAGGAGTATCTGAAAGCATCGCAGAAAAGTGGTGTCGATCTGTGCGCGGAAGATGTGTTCAAAAGCACATATAAATGGCTGGAAGAGAGAGGCTGTGAGAAGTTCGTCAACACCCAGTTGATCGAACAGTATGCGATGTCCGTGTCACGCTGGGTGCAGTGCGAGACGATGGTGTCGCAGTACGGATTTCTCGGCAAGCATCCCACGACCGGCGCGGCGATCACCAGTCCGTATGTCACGATGAGTCAGCAGTACCTGAAGCAGGTGAACCAGTGCTGGTATCAGATCTATCAGATCGTGAAGGACAACTGCAGCGTTGAATACGGCGGTGCAAGTCCGCATGACGATCTGATGGAGCGTCTCCTTACGGCGAAGAAAAGAGGTTGAGTCATGAAATATCTGAAGAAAAAACTGGCTGAGATCAGGCCATATGAGAATAACCCGAGGATCAATGACGATGCGGTTGATGATGTGGTGGAGAGCATTAAGCAATGCGGCTATATTGCTCCGATCATCATTGATGAAGGCGGTGTGATCCTTGCAGGTCATACACGGTACAAGGCACTGAAGAAGATGGGTTATGAGGAATGCGATGTGATCGTCGCTTCCGGCCTTACGGAAGAGCAGAAAAAGAAATACCGGCTCTACGACAACAAAACAGCGGAGTTCGCAGAGTGGGATCAGAAGAAGCTGTCCGAGGAACTGTCCGATGTGGACTTTCAGGGATATGACTTCGGTCAGCCGGAACCGAAGGAAGCGGAGGCAGAGGCGGACGGGGCCGGGAAGAAGGTCGTCAAGTGTCCGTGCTGCGGGGAGGTGTTCGAGGTATGAAGCTTGAGACGCTGAAACTGGAGGATATCGTTCCTTACAAAAATAATCCTAGAAAGAACGATGATGCGGTCAACGCAGTGGCTGAGAGCATCCGGCAGTGTACCTATGTTGCACCGATCATCGTGGATGAAGACCATGTGATCCTTGCCGGTCATACCCGATACAAGGCTTTGAAGGCTTTGGATTACAAGGAAGTTCCTTGTCTGATTTGCGATGGTCTGACGGAGGAACAGAAGAAGAAATACCGGTATCTGGACAACAAGACAGGCGAGAAAGCTACATGGGATCTTATGAAACTGGAAGTCGAGCTGGAAGGCGTGGATCTGGAAGGATTCGACTTTTTCGGCATGGCGGAAGACCTGACTGCCGATACCGGTGCGGAGCAGACGGCAGAAGGATCGACAGAGTTTGATACGGAGGATTTCGGAGATGAAGAGTTCAAATACAAATGTCCGAAGTGTGGATTCCGCTTCAACTGATTTCCCCTGGAAATGGTACCTGAAGGATCTGGACGGCAGACCGAAGAACGGGTGCATAGCATTCTCCTGTTTCAGCTGCGGAGGCGGCTCCTCAATGGGATACAAGCTTGCCGGGTATCAGGTCATTGGAAACTGCGAGATCGATCCTGATATGATGAAACTGTACAAGACGAATAATCATCCTAAGTACAGTTTTCTGATGGACGTCAGGGATTTTCTGAAGCTGCCGGATGAGAAGATACCGGATGAATTAAAGCATCTTGACGTGCTGGACGGATCTCCTCCCTGTTCCGTGTTTTCGATGGCGGGCAGCAGGGAAGATGGCTGGAACGTAGAAAAGACTTTCCGGGAAGGACAGGCGAAGCAACGGCTCGACGACCTGTTCTTTTTCTTTATCGACATAGCAAAAAGACTTCAG